GCTGCCCGAATCGCTGCTGGCGCTCGCTGCGCTGGCGGGCGGCGGTCAGAAGGAGGCCCGCGCCGGTGTTGACCCGGTGCGCGACGGCGCCACCATGGTCATTCCCCTGCAGGGCACCCTGACCCCCAAGGGCAGCTATGGCGGCACTTCGACCGAACGCTTCGCCGATCAGGTGCGCAGCGCGGCAGCAGACAGCAAGATCGGCGCGATCATCGTCAACATCATGTCGCCGGGCGGCTGGGTGTTCGGGACGCACGAAGCAGGTGAGGCCGTCTATGAGGCGCGCCAGGCCAAGCCGATCATCGCGGTTGCCAGCCCCTATTGCTTTTTGGCCGCGCATTGGATCGCATGTCAGGCATTTGCCTATTATGCCAGCCATTCGGCGGAGGTCGGTTCGGTCGGCGTGCGCGGCGGACATGTCGATATGTCCGGTTTCGAAGACAAGATCGGCATGAAGACGACGCTGATCGCGTCCTCGCCCGAGAAGATCGCGGCCCACCCCTATGCCCCGCTGTCCGACGACGACCGAGCGGAAATCCAGGCGTCGATCGATGAGAGCAACGCGGCCTTTGCCGCCGCCATCGCGCGCGGCCGGGGTATCAAGGCCAGTGAGGTCGAAGCCGTCCATGGATCGGGCCGCACCTTCTCCGCCACCAAGGCCGCTGCCGCCGGCACGGTCGACGGCGTTATGTCTCTCCGGGAGGTCGTCGCGAAATACGGCTCCAGTCGCGCGCGCCTTGGCCTGATGCGTCAGCGCGCCGAGATGCGCACCCGCGCCCTCTCCATCTGAAATTCCGCAATTGCGGGAGAATGGCGGTCTTCGGGCCGCCTTTGTCATGGGCGCACGCGCCCGAAACTGGCCCTTTGAAAGGAGTTCATCATGAACCTGGCCGTATTGAAGAACGAGGCGCGTGAAGCAAGCAAGCGGATCGAAGACCGTCTCACCGCCGCGATCGGCGAAAACCGAGACCTCACCGCCGAGGAAGATGCGGAAAACGCGAAGGATGAAGCCCGGCTCGATGTGCTCGAAAAGCAGATCGCCCAGGTGGAGCGCTTGAACGTCCGCGCCGCCAAGTTCGGTACGCCGACCCCGACGCCGACGCCCGCCGCAACCGTTCCCGCCGCGCCGGCTGGCACTCCGCCCGTCAGCTTCCAGCACAATGGCCTGATCTATGCCAATGCCCGGCCCCGGCTGGACGATGGCGGCTTCTCCAACCTCGCCGAGTTTGCATCGGCCGTCCGCTTCGCCAATCCCGGCGCCGGTCAGGCGTATAAGATCGATGACCGCCTCGCGGCCCCGACCAACGTCCATATGGAAACTGGCGACGCCGCCGGCAGCTATCTGGTCCCGCCCGAGTTCCGGCAGCAGATCGTAGACCTCGTGTTCGCCGGCGACGATCCGATCATGAACCTGATCCAGCCGGACCCGACCTCGTCCAACCGCGTCGTCGGCCTGGGCGACGAAAGCACGCCGTGGGGCAATTCGGGCATCCAGGCCTATTGGCGCTCGGAAGCCGAACAGATGACGCCTTCGCGCATGAACCTGACCCCGCGCGAAACCAACCTGAACGAGCTTTATGCCTTCGTTCTGGCCACCGAGGAACTGCTGGAAGACGCGCCGCGTATCGCGACGCTGCTGACGGTGAAGGCCGCCGCCGCGATCCGGTGGAAGTCGGTTGACGCCTTCATCTATGGCGACGGCATCGCCAAGCCGCTCGGATGGATGTCGTCCAACGCCCTGATCACCGTTGCCAAGGAGGGGTCGCAGGTCGCCGATACGATCGTCGCCAACAACGTCGCCAACATGTTTGCGCGCATGCTGAACCCGACGCAGGCGAACTGGATCGCCAATGGCGACATCATGCCGAGCCTGATGAAGCTGAAGAACGAGGCGGACCAGCCTGTCTGGTTCCCCAACTTCCAGGTCGCGCCGGGCGGCACCCTGCTCGGCCGCCCTGTGCTGTTCACCGAACACGCGCAGACGCTGGGGGACAAGGGCGACCTCCAGTTCGTGAACGCGAACGGGTACGAGGCATTCCGCAAGCAGAACGGGATCACGTTCGCGGAATCGATCCACCTCTATTTCGACTATAACATCCGCGCCTTCCGCTGGGTGCTGCGTATTGGCGGTCAGCCGGTACTGTCCGCACCTGTCCAGCCCGCCCACGGCGCCAACACCAAGAGCCACTTCGTGGCCCTGGCGGAGCGCGCCTGATCCCTCCCCGCCCCGGTTAACGCCGGGGCGGCCGGTTCAGACTGAAATCGAAAGGAAAGTCCGATGAACGGCAATCTTAATCCCTCGATGGCGGCCGGCGTGGTCGGCGTCATCAACCCCGTCTCGCAGGCGGCCGGCACGGTGACCACCGGCTGGGTCGATATGCAGAAGTTCGGCGCGCTGCTCGCGGTTCTTTCCGCTGGCGTCCTGGGTGCGTCCGCCACGGTGGACGCGAAGTTCCAGCAGGCGACCGATGGCACCGGCACCGGCGCGAAGGATGTGGCGGGCACGTCCATCACCCAGCTGACCAAGGCCGGGACCGACGACAACAAGCAGGCGCTGATCAACCTGCGGCAGGAGGATCTGGACAAGAACAACGGGTTCCGGTTCGCGCGCCTCTCGGTGACCGTCGGCACCGCCGCATCGCTCATCGCCGCCGTGCTGCTGGCGTTCAATGCCCGTTACGGGGCGGCGACCGACAATGACGTGGCCACCGTCGATGAGATCGTGGGCTAAGGAGGCTGACATGACGATCAAGTTTCTCAAGGCATATGAGACCAAGGCGACCCCGCCCGAGGCCTTCACGGCCGGACAGTTGGTCAAGGATCGCGAAGAGGCGTCGGAGCGGCATTTCGTCGTTCGCCGCGTCGCCGCATTCGTGGACAGCAAGGGCAATCTCACCGACATCGACGGCAATCCCGTCGAATATGTCGAGCCCGAAGCGGCCGACGAGAAGCCGGCCAAGGGCAAGCCCGGCCCCGGCAACGTGATGACCAGCGGCGGCGCTGCCTCCTGACAATCTGGCGGGCGGCTGACGCTGCCCGCCACCCTTTTACTGGAGGCGCTGCATGGCTGAGCCGATCGATGTTGACGATGCCAAGCGCCAGCTCCGCGTGCTCAGCAACCATGAAAATGCCTTCATCGAAAGCGCTATCGTTGATGCCCGCGGTTGGATCGAGGCGTACACCGGCCTCATTTTGACGCATAGGGAGGTAAAGGAAGTCGTCCCGTCCTTTTCCCGTCAGCTTCGGGCGTGGCCGATAGCGTCGATTGATGACGTCGCTTACATCGACAGTGATGGGCAACCGGCGACGCTTGCCGCTGATGCCTATTTTGCCCAGATCGCGCGCCGCCCGGTTGCCCTAATCTCTCCCTCGTGGCCATCTATTGCATGTGGCAGCATGGTGACCGTGACTATGACCGCCGGGTTCGAAACGCCCGCCGCAATCACCGCCTTCTCGCCCAACATCATGAGGGCCATGCGCATCCTGGTCGCCGGCTTCTTCGCTGATCGCGAAACCGGCGGGCTGGCGGGCGATGTGGAGGTGGCGGCAAAGCGGCTTTGCAGGCCTTTCCGCAGGTGGCAGGTATGAAGGCCAGTCCGCGACAGTTCCTTATCGACATTGAGCAGCGGGCCGTTTCAGGCGACGGGTATGGCGGCGAGACGGAAACGTGGTCACCATACATGCAGGCCTATGCCGCGATCTATTACGGGTCGGGATCGGAGCAGCGCCAGGCGCTCAGGAGAGCGGCACGCAAACCGCCTCGTTCGAGATCCTTTGCGACGATGAGTCCCGGGCGATCAGCACGATCAATCACCGCATCGCCTACGACGGGGGCGTCTGGGATATTTCAGCGCATCAGGTACTAAG